TTCTTATGAAAGATTTAGATTATTGGATTTTAAAATATAAAGAAATGGGATTTGAAAAAATAACAGAAATTTAACATTTTTAACAAATCATAACATAAATTATTGGTTATATATAAAATATTAAAAAATAAAAAATTTTACGAAACTTTATATATATAAATGTATAAAATAATAAATAAACTAAAATAAAATAATTAAAAAATTATGGTAGAAAAACAAGAAACTCCAGCAGTTGATGAATCTCAAGTAGTAGAAACTGATGCTTATGTACCAACATATAAAGTAAAACCAGAACTTAAACAAGCTGTTTTACAAGCAATAGGTGACAGACCTTTTAATGAAATTGCAGGTCTTATGAATGCAATTAATGTAGAAGTAATGGATCATAATACATTAACACAAGTTATTAATGTATTGGGTAATTTTCCATACGTAAGAGTAGAAAAATTATTATCTAATATTAATACATTTGTAGAACAAGTAATTTCTGATGACTAAATTTTAAAAATTTTTATGACAAAAAAAGACAATTCGATTCAATCGATTGCACTAGATTTTATAAATAATAAAAATAATTCTACATTTAGTAAATTAATAGATAGACTAAAACCTGGATTATTATCTTTTGTTTATAAATATCTACAAAATTACGATTTGTGCAATGAAGTAATTTCTCAAACTTTTATTACAGTATGGGAAAAGAGTAATCAATATAATTCAAAATATAATTTCTCTACTTGGGTTTATGCTATAGCAAAAAATGAATCTTTAGGAAAATTAAGAGAAGAAAAAAAACGTATATCTTTTGAAAAATTATCAGCTAATCATTCAAAATTACTTAAATTATATTCTCCAATCTCAAATTTAGAATTTGAAGTAATGGGACCAACGGGAGAAGAACTTATACAAAAATTATATGATGCATCAATATCAGCAATACATGAATTAAAAGAACCATATAAAACAGTAATGATTGAACGAGAAATAAAACAAAAACAATTACAGACAATTGCACAAGATTTAGGTTGGAATACATCAACCGTTAAAACTCGTTTACGAAAAGCTAGAAAAGATATTTCAGAAAATATTAAAAAAAGTTATCCAGAGTTAGTAGAAGCATATAATGAATAATGGCACTTTTAAAACCAAATACATGGTCAGTTTGGAGAGATATCGAAAATTATCGAGATTTTATTAAAATAATTAAACGAGAAAAAAAAGATCCATCTTCAAAATTTAATAAATGGAAATTAAATCATAACTATTTTTATACTGTTTATTTTACATTGGATATTGATGAATCTGAAGAACAATTACCCGAAAAAATTAAAAGATTAAGAATGGTTGAATCTTTAGCTCCTCTTCATCGTTATCTTGATGAAGAATTAGGTTTCGCTGAATGTTTGTCACCTGAATTTAATCAATTTTATGATAATGAGGGAAATCCAACTCTTACATATTTAATTGCATATAGATTTGTTTTTAATAAATTATCTTTTTGGTGGGTAGTAAAAAAGATTTTAATTGTTGCATTTATTATATTTTTATTTACAAAATTTAATTTAATCCCTTTATTTATACAATGGGTCCAAACTTTGACATAAACAAAGTAAAATGGTTACAAGGATCTCATGGTTTACCAACAGCATATTATAAATTAGATATTCCATCAGTAACTGGAATTATTAATACTATGGTTCCAGATCCAGAAATGGAGGAATGGATACGAAAAGAAGGTAAAGAAAAAGTAGATGAAATAATGAGATTAGCGGGATATAGAGGAACTGCATTACATATATTTCTTCAAAATTTCATTGAAAATTTTTCTAAAACAAAAGATATTTCTGAAGCACTTAAAGTAACTCAAACTAAAAGTCCAGAAATATTAGAAAAAGAAAATATTCCTAAAAATAAAATAGAAGAAGGTAGAAATTTATTTTATAAATTTTATTATTCAGAATATCCCTCTCAATATTCTGATGTAATTGGAACAGAACTCGGTATTTATTCACCAACACTTTTTTATAGAGGAAAATTAGATATTTTTTATTTAAACAAAATTTTTGGATATACTGTTACTGATTTTAAAACAAGTTCAGATTATATTAAAAAAGGATCTGTTAAAGAATATAAATATTTTTTACAACTTGGGGCATATTCAAATTGTATAGATGAAATGTATAAAGAAAAAGTTAATATTAAAAGAGCTTCTATATTATGTATTAATACTAAATTAGATAAATTACAAGAAATAATTTGTGTGGGAAAACAACTTCAAGAATATAAAGAAAAGTTTAAAACTATGACAAAAAATTTTCATATAAAAAATAACCAAAAATATTTAATAATATGACAACAGAAATAGTATTAACAACAATTAAGAATTCGGGAAAAGACGTTAAAACTGCCCCTTTCTGGAAAGAATGTTATCATGAAGATGAAGTTTCTCAAGAAATGTTAGATAATGGAAAGCAATGGTATAAGTATTATGTAAAATTTGATAATACTGTCCCAATTCAGCTTACTAAAGAAGTTAAGTTAAAGAGGTAAGAATACGCTGTTTTAAAAATTACAAAAACAAGAAAAAAAGCTTTTGATTTAGAAGAACTATATATAAATAAATATAATACATTAGTTCCAAATGGATATAATATAAGTCCTACGGGTGGAATGAATGAATGGGGTGGAAAACATTCTCAAAAAACTAAGAAATTATTAAGTATAAAAGCTAAAAAACGATTTAAAAATAAAGAAAATCATCCTTTTTTTGGAAAACATCATACAAATGAGGTAAAAAATAATTTAAAATTATTATATAAAAATAAAACTTTTGAGGAAAAATATGGAGAGAAAAGGGCAAAAGAAATAAAAAAGAAAATTTCTGAAAATGGTATTGGAATGTTAGGGAAAAATCATTCTGAAGAATCTAAGAAAAAAATGAGTGAAGGACATAAAGGCTTAAAAACTTGGATGAAAGGAAAAAAACATTCTGAAGAATCTAAGAAAAAAATGAGTGAAGCACATAGTGGAGAAAAAAATCACAATTTTGGAAAGAAATTTTCAAAAGAACATCGAAAAAAAATAAGTGAATCAAGAAAAGGATGTGTATCACCTAATAAAGGTAAAAAATTATCAGAAGAACATAAAAGAAAAATAAGTGAATCTTTAAAAAACAAAATAAAACGATAAAAATAACTAAATAATTATGGCAGGAATAAATGATGGGTCTATACCTACAGAAATAGAAGTAAATAATTTTGATGAAGCAAAAGAAATTTTAAATTTATTAAATGATGGATCTACAAATAAACCTTCTGAAGAAGAAATAAAAGCAGCAGAAAAAGAATTTAATGATATAACAAAAAATTTTAATGAAACTCTTTTTAAAATAGGAGAACCGGAAGAATTTGATGAAATAATGAATTTTCTTTTAGTTTTTATAGAAAAACATGTATATTGGACTAAACAAGGGTGGATGGGTGTTATTAAACTGTATGAAGAATTAACTACTACAAAAAAGAATAAAAAACCTGATACATATTTTACTCTTGGATATCAAGCTCTTGAATTTGTTTTTTATGTATTATCAAACCCCGGAGGAAATGGTCTTAAAAGTGCTAAAGAAATAGAAAAATATGCAGATATATATGCAAAATTATATGAATATACTGGTCTTCAATTAGAAGAAGGAAGAAAAATTCTAAAAGAAATTCAATATGCACAAGATAAATATAATGCTATGCAACAGGGATTTTATTATGAAAGAGAAGATGGTGTAGAAATAAAAGAAGAAACAGCAAAACTGGGATTTGAAACTCCTTCTCCAGAAGATTTACTTAAAAGTAAATAAGATATATAAATAAAAAACATGGAAAAATTTCTAAAAAAGAATCTTAAATGGATTGCTTTACTTTTTTTATTTTTATTTTGTATTAAATCATTTCAAAGTTGTTTAAGAGGAACTGAATTAACTCGTTTAGAAAAAAATCTTACATATAATTGCGATTCTTTAATAAATGATAAAAATATAATAATAGATTCTTTAGAAACTGAAGTAATTACAAAAGATTATATAATCTATGATTTAACTAATGAATTAAAAATTGCAGGTGTTAAAGTAAATGAAGCACAAAAAAGAGCTGATGCAGTTCAAAAAACTGCTGAAGATGGATTTAGAGCTGCAGAAAAAATTAAAACAAATCAAACTATAGAAATTACAACACCTAAAATTCAAAAAGATACAACAAATAAAGAATAATTATGGCGTTTAAAATTAAAAAACGAGGATTATATTGGGGATTAATATTTACATTTGCTGCTTTATATTTAGCAGTAGCATTTGTATCTACATTACATGCTATAACATTTTTTCAATTAGCTAATACTTTAGGATTAGCTATTTTATTAGGAGCTGCATATGAAATTGGTCAAGCTTCTGTTTTATTTTCAATTTTAATGACAGAAAATAAAAATAGAATATTAGCTTGGTTAATGATGTTTTTATTAACAGCACTCCAAGTAACAGCAAATGTTTATGCTTCTTTTTATTTTATGGATACGAGTGGAACAACTGATTGGCAATTTTGGCAAAGAGCTATATTATTTTGGTTAGAAGCAGATAGTCCAGAGATGTATAAAGTTATTATATCATGGATATCTGGTGCTTTATTACCATTAGTAGCTTTAGGTATGACAGCACTAGTTGCAGATAATATTAAATTAGCTAGTGGAGAAATTAGTGAAGAAAAAGAAGAAGAAAAAGAAGATGATACTCCCTTATTTAAAAATCCCTTTAAAAGAAAATCTATAGAAGATAGAAGTTCTGAAATAGAATTTAAAGATGAATTATTAGAAAATAAACCTAAAATAAGTAAATTAGATAAAAATACAAAAAAACTTATAGATTTAACAAAAAAAGTTTCTAATCAAAATAAAAAACCAATACATAGACCAAGAGGTTGGCATCTTAAAAAAGAATATATTGATTCTAACGGAGATGTATATAACTTTGGAAAATTTAATCCGGATAAAAAAGAAGTTCTAGATCTTTCTCTACCAAAAAAAGTATAGGGGTAGAGGATAAAGTTGAGGAAAAACCTACTACCCCTAAAAAACCAAGAAAAAAAAGAAGAGTAAATCCTCTTAAGAAAAAATCCAAGAAACCTCAGATTATTAAAAACTTAGATGAAATTAATAAATTATCAAAAGGGACGGAATTAATTCAGAACCTCCAGAATGAACCTAAGATAAAAGATGTAAGTATCTATGTTCCTCAACCAAGTATTGAAGAGAAGACACTGGATAAACCCGAAGATATAAAAATAGACTATGACAAACTTATAAAAGATGGAGTTGAAGTTGTTGACGTAAAAGCAATTCCAAAAATAGATGGAATACCGATTAAACCCGGTGAACATAAGAATTTTGATAAAATCTAAGAGGCTAAAGGCCTCTTTTTTATTTGGAATAAATAAAATAAAATAAGTATGCGAGCTAAATTTATAAATGAAGTTCAAAATTTTAAAAAATTAACCTCTGAAGAAGAATTTAAAGATAAATTATTTACAAATCCAAATTTAGAAGAAATTTATAAAGATATAACATGGGGGCGTAAACCAATTTCTTTAGATGAAATTCCTACTACAGATACTTATAGAAATTATGAATTAACAAATTGGATTGATTCATTACCATATGCTGAAAATTATATTTTAAAAGAACCAATATTAGATCCACTTCCAGATAATTTACCAAGAATATTTAAATGTGATGGAGAAGATGACGAAATTTATTTAGTTGATACTATGGGATATGATTATGCAAGATATATAACTAGATTAAAATGAAAGCTAAATTAGTTAAAGAACATATAACAAGATTTGAGAAAGCTACTTCTGGAGATGACTTTAAAAGAAAGATAGGTGTTGGGAGAATAGCTTTAATAGATAAGTGGTTTAGTGACTTGGGAATAAGTTCAGATAGATATACAATAGATAAGAATTTTAATATACATATTCAGGGATATATAGACTTAAGAAAATACTTAAGAGGAACTAATATTACTTCACTTCCAGATAACTTAAGTGTTGGGGGAAATTTAGATTTAGATGGAACTAACATAACTTCACTTCCAGATAACTTAAGTGTTGGAGGAAGTTTATACTTAAGAGGAACTAAGATAACTGCACTTCCAGATAACTTAAGTGTTGGAAGAGAAATTTATAAAGATTTTTAATATGGAATTTAAAGGAACAGATGAAATACCTTATCTTAAATTTGAAGAAGATAAAGGTTTATTAGAAATAAGAGGAAAGTCAACATGTTCAGATATTGTTGATTTTTATCAACCTCTTTTAGAAAAAATGGAAGATTATGTTAAAAATCCAAGAGATATAAAATTAATAATAGATCTTGAATATTTTAATACAAAATCTTCTAAATTGTTACTTAATTTATTTAAAATATTATCTAGTGTTGTAGATAGTGGATTTAAATTTAAAGTAGATTGGTATTATGATGAAGATGATGAAGATATTTTAGAAGCAGGAGAAGATTATAAATCTATTCTTAAAAAAGCAATATTTAATTTTATAGAAAAATGAAGTTAGTTAAAGAACATATAAGATTTGAAAGACCTGAATCTGAAGAAGATTATAAGAAAAAATTGATGGGTCCAAAATATCCATATGATTCTAAAAATGCTGATGATATTTTAAGTAGATGTATGGATGAAACAAGAGATGTAGGAACACGAATGAATACTAAAGCTAAAAATTATGGATTTGTTGATTCGGCAGATTATTATGAAAATCTATATGCTAGAACTAGAGATTATATCGGTCACGATATACAATTTAAGATATTAGAAGAAGAATTATGGAACATTTTATATTCTATAATAGAAGAATATACTGTTGATAAAAAAATTAAAGATAGAATAGCAGGTACTTTATTTGATTGTATTATACATGGATGTCCACATCAAACCGTTAAAGATATAATAGATAATTATTTAAGAAAATAAAATTAAGATATGACAGAAAAAAAATATAATTATGTTTATGTTACATCAAATCTTATTAATGGGAAACAAAGTTAAAGATGAGAGGAAGAATTAAATCTTTTGAAGAAAGATTAAAAATATCTGAATCAAATAAAAATAGATCAAAAATTAAATGTCCTCATTGTAATAGAATATTTGATCAATTAAATTATAAAAAATGGCATGGGGATAAATGTAAAAATAAAGTTATATTATGACTGAACAAGAACTTATAGATGAAATAAAAGGAGAAATTCAAGCATCATTAGCTCTTCCATTTGCTCCTCCAGATTCAGAAATACAAAGAATCATACGACTTGAATCGAAATGGTTATATCGTGAATATCGCGACGCTGCTTATACACGTTGGTATATTTTAGATAAAAAATATTTTAATACAACAGAATGGAAAAATACAAGAACATTTCAACTTCCTGAATGTGTTTTAGGTATAAAAGTAGTTTATGAATTAACTTCTGGACAAAGAGTTTTTGGCATCCATGATCCAGATTTACAATTTGATAGATTAATGGCTGCAGATTTATATCTTACGCCTTTATCATCTGATCAAATAACATATAGAACAATTCAATGGAGTTTTTGGGATTTATCTAGAGCATTTAATCTTAGAGATATTCAAACAAGTTTTAATTTAAATACAAAAAGGTTAACAATTATCGGTAGAGATCCAACAGAATCATTATTTATTACAACAATGGATAGAATTCCCACAGAAGATTTTTATGAAGATCCATTAGTTATTAAATGGATGATAGCAAAAGCAAAAATGTCATTAGCAAGAATTTTAGGAACTTTTAATTATAATCTTCTTGGAAATGTTACTATAAATTATGATATGTGGAGATCAGAGGGAGCTGAAGAATTAGCAGAACTTAAGGAGAAAATATCAACTGATAATACGCCCGATTGGTTCATGCTTTTTAATTAAGTTATTAATAATCAATTAATTATGAAAAAGTATACATAGAATATAATAAACTTTTAAAATTAAGAAAACAAGTTGAAGTTAGTTAGAGAAAATATAAGATTTGAAAGGGGAATATCTAAAGAAAAATTAGAAGTTGGAACATATTATTTGATTCAAAAATGGATGAATGAAATGGATATATATGGAAAAATTCTTGATAATTTTCAAATTTATACTGAGGATTATATTGTCATCTCATCTCTAAAACATTTATTATCTGATGGATTTCCAGAGTATATAAAGTTTTATTGTTCTGGAAATTTTGATGTAGATGCTACAGAATTACCTTCTTTAATTGGATGTCCGGAAATTGTAAATGGATATTTTTCTTGTCAACAAAATAATATTAAAAATTTAAAAGGATTTCCTAAAAGAGTTACTAAAGATGTATATTTTCAAGGAAATTCTGAATCTTTTACTGTAGATGAAATATCTAGAATATGTGATGTAGGAGGAAAAATATGGGCTGATGATACACCCGAGGAGGAATGGAACTAATGAAAATAGTTAGAGAACATATAAGATTTGAGAAAACTAAATCTGAAAAAGATTTCAGAGATAAATTAATTCCTAAAAAAATAAAAGTATTAAAAAAGGGATGGAGTCCACAAAGAGATGATGATTATTATGAATTAGAAATTATAGAAAATAAGGAATCATTGTATTTAAGATATAATCCGGAAGAAAATTTTTTTATTTCATATGATATTAGTATAATTATAGATTTAGAAGATGGTAATGTACCTTATAAAAGAAAAAGTGAGAAAAAATGTTTTGATTATATAATAGTTGATGGAAAATATGTTGATTGGGAAGAAATTAAAAAGCCTATTAGAGAAAATATAAGATTTGAACAACCAGAATCTGAAAAAGAATTCAAAGATTCTTTATTTGAAATTCCAGATTGGTATTTTATAAAAAATCCTCATTATGCTGATATTTTAAAATTATTAAAAAGGGGATATGATATAGTATTTTCTTTTAATAATGATACAATGAAAAAAATATATAAAGAATTAAATTATTTAATTATGCCATTTTTACAAAATACTGTAATTTATAATTTAAATCATAGATATATGAATATAAAAGATTTAAAAAAAGAATATACTTATATAATGAATCATAAGTGTACTATAGGTAGATATGATATTAATAATTCAATATTATGGAATATGAATGATAATGAAAAAATTATAGCTAAATCATTGTATAAAGGAAAAAATAATGAAGAATTTCCATTTTTTTTAAAAGATGGAACACAATTAGCATTTATAATAAGTAAATCAGGAAAATATGTAACATTAGTTATAGAAGGAGATATATCTAATAAAATAAAAAAATATTTTAAAAAAGTACCTGGGTATAATGATTATTATTTAAAAGATGGTTGGAAAAAACCGGAAGAAATAATAGATTTTGTTAAAAAAATATCAAAATGAAGTTAGTTAGAGAACATATAAATTTTAAGAAACCAGAATCTAAAGAAGAATTCAAAGATAATTTAGGTGTTGGGAAAATTCAAGAATTAGAAAAAAGAGGTGTATATTTTAATTTAGATTGGGATAAAACTGGTGAAGAAAGAAATAAAGTTATAAAAAATATTGATGTAATTGAAGAATATATTAATAAACTAGAATCTGTTGGTTTTGATATAAAAAAAATTAGAATTAGTCATAGTGATGGAATATGTGTAAAAGTAATTCAAGTATTAGATGGTAATCGTGTTATTTTAGAATGTCCATCAAAGGGAGATGCTATTATTTTAATAGATACAATTTTAAAATTATCTATATATAATTATGATCAGTTTAAACTAGATGATGGAGAAGCAACTATTCATTTTACTTCACAAACAGATG